AACAGTGCCTCCTCGTAGAAATATTCGTAGATGGCGAGGTTATAGGCCATGGCGGAGATAAAACGCACGCAAGCAGAATTAGACGAAATATTTAGGAAGATGAAACAAGATTATCTTAAGCTTAACAAACGTCATCAAGAGTTTGCTATACGAGAAATCGGAAAAATACGAGGAGAGATTGCGGAATTTCTAGTGGAATATGCGGACGAAGACGGTAAAATTAGTCGTCGTAGGGCGTCTATGATTGCGCGGGACTTAGAGGATATAGAAAAATCGCTACGAGAAAAAGGCGAGAAAGCATTTAACGACGTTATAAACGATTCTTCGGAATGGACTACTCGTCAAATATCGAAAGCGGTTGGTATAACTCTAAACACGTCGCAATTTGATCGCATAAATAAACAGGTACTAAAGTATGTTACTGGCCGATTTGGAGACGACGATCTCGTACTTAGCGACAGGGTTTGGGGGCTTAGTGCGGAAGTACGAGATGAATTATCGTCTGTTGTTCGCCGTGAGATTATAAAAGGCGAAGGGATTAACGCTATGGTTCCGAAAATACGTAAAGTTTATAATAATGAGACGTGGAAAATACGGAGACTGGCGCGTACAGAATCTGTTACGGCACATCGTGCAGCAACGAGTTATAACGCTAAAGAAAGCGAGATTGTGGATTGGGTACAGCTAATTCCGGGAGAAAATAGATCAGAAGGATGTGTATCCCTTGCGGAAGCCGACCCATACGGGAAGGGTCCGGGAATATATAAGCCAACTGATACAGAAATATGGATGCCCCATCCAAACTGTACATCATATATAAAATACGTCCTCGATTAAGGAGGCGGTAAATATGTTGACCTCAGAAGATATAGACTTTATGAAGAAGTCTCAAGAAGAAATTTATACAAACAGGACGCGGCCAATTACATTTGTATATTTAACGAAAAAATACGATCCCATTACGGGAGTGCTTATCGAGGAATCAGAAAACAATCGAGAAGTAGAGGCAGTAGTTACGGAAATGGCTACTCAAGGGCAAGGAATCTCGAGGGATTTAGAAGAAGGGATCGAATACGATCAAGGCGATATTAAAATCGATGTTAAAATCGATTTAATAAGCGATATTGTGGATGACATTACGCAGGCAGAGTTTGATAATCGTCAATTTGAGTTGATGAGTGTTGATAAAAAAGGTATAGGTAAACGTAATCGCTACGAATTTATTGGTCGTGAAATAGCATGAAGCAAATTAAAGTAAGCGTAAAAGGTCTTGACAAGGTTATGAACGATTTTACAAAGTTAGGATTAAAAGCACAGGATAAGGCGGATAAAACATCAGAAAAGTACGCTAGGAAGATGGCGAATGAGTCAGGCGATAACGCTCCTGTTAAAACGGGGGATTTACGAGCCAATCTATTGGCAAGTCCGCGCAGGATTAGAAAAGGTACGTGGGAATTCGGAGGCACATTACCTTATACCAGACGTCAGGAATATGAGCACGCAACGAAAAAAGGTTTTATACGTAAATCAATTTGGAATAATCGGACGGCGTTTCGAGACGAGATGAAACGCGAGGTGATCGGCAAATGACGGAAAATACAGCTATAAGGCGTGCATTTAATATAAGACAGTACGACTTATCAGCGTCATTACAACGGTTTTTAGAAGAAAAAACTGGAATTCCTTGCGACTTGATTTACGACGGTTATAAGATGCGCGACGAAAAGCCGTTTATAACAGTTGAGCAAATACAAGGTAATACAGAAATTAACGTAAAAGGACGCGAAGCAATTGAAAGCATATACCGGTATCAGGTAGGACTACATGCAAGTAATCCGGTCGAACGGATGAAAGAACAAGAACGAATAAGCGATTTGTTTTTATTTAGCGACATACCGTATTTTAATCACGAAGAGTCGACGGAAAAACCCGTTGGCTTTTTTAATGTCGAATTAGACGTTGTAATGCCGGTTACAAGCGACGATATAACGGATCACAGCGGACGGCATACCGTCTATTTTGACATAGAAATAATGACAACGAAAAGGGGATGTTAATGATGGCGGTTAATGACGGATATAAGTACAAGGGCGAAGATTTTATATACTTAGTCGAAATCGAAGTTGATGACGAAAAGGCACTTGCTCGCCCATTTGACCAAACCAGCGGAAGCACAGCGATGGAGGTAGACGAATTAGAAATTGGTACGAAGGATCGTACAGGAACTGATTACGGGGACGTAGAAGAAACGATCTCTTTAGAAGGGGAAATCGTTTATAAAGACCCGTTCATTAAGGCGATGAAAAAGGCTATTAGAAATAAACAATTCGTGAAGATTTACGAGGTCGATACGGTTACAAAAGAAGCAGAATACGGAATGTATATGATTAGTTCTTTTGAACGAGAGTTTGAGCACGGAGAGTTTGCTACTTACAGTTTAGAAGGTAATTTATTCGGAGAGGTCTGCGAAACGAAATTGACTGAAATCCCAGAAGGAGCGCCAGAGTTCGAGGATATGGAATGCGATGAAGATGAAAAAGGCGGAGTAGAAGGTTAGATTATGAACGTTAGTATTTAGATTATTGCTCGTAAAATAATGGAGGGATGACGTGTGGCAACTTTTGAAGTTAACGGAAAAGAACATGAATTAAAAATTACGTATGAGGCGGTTAAGCGTCTAAACAAAGCATTCGAAGGTGGGACTTTCGAGGTAATCGGTAAAGCATTATCCGGCGATTTCGAGGCGTTTCCGATCATCGTTCACGCAGCGCTATTGCATACGGGTGAAAACATCTCTTTAAAAGACGTGGAGACAGCTATAGAACAAGCGTTTGAAAATGAATCAATATCACAAGAGGATATTTTACGGATATCTAACGAAGTGGTGACGGAGAGTTTTTTCTTCAAGCCGACCGTCGAAAAGATGATGAAGCAAAATCCAGAAATGCGGAAAGCATACGAACAGGTTCTCGGACGGTAATCGACGGTTTAGGTGAATTAACAGAAGTCGAAAAAGCACAATTTGACGCTAGGCGTTATCTCGGAATTAGCTCCCGCGAATTGTTATCGTATACACCACGTGAATTTGCAATAGAAATGAAAGCGGAGACTGAACGTATTTATGACGAGATGGAGCGGGAGGCTATCATAGCAATAATGCACGCTAATGCGAATAACTCGAAAAAGAGAATACGTCCGTCAGACTTATTTAAACGACCAAACGACGAAACGGAAAAGAAAAGCGCGGACGATGTGAAAAAACGACAAAAAGAACGCTTAGCGTGGTTGTCCCGTTTTGAAGAATTTAATCACTTGAGAAAGGAGGTATAGGTATTAACGATATACTTGTAAAAGTAGGCGCCGATATTTCGGATTTTAGCCGTAAGATGAAAGACAGCACACGGGGTTTACAAAGTTTTGCAAAAGCAAATACCGAAACTTTTGACGCATTTAAAAAGACAGGCTCGGCAGTTACGGGCGCTGGATTAGCATTGGCTGGAGGGATCGGGTCTGCGGTAAAAGTAGCGACTGATTTTCAGTATGAAATGAGCACGGTTGCGTCTATTTCGGGAGCAACTGCGGACGAACTCGAACAGTTATCAGAAAAGGCTAAAGATATGGGGGCTACTACTAAATTTAGTGCTTCAGAAAGCGCTGCCGCATTTCAATATATGGCAATGGCGGGTTGGGACGTAGAGGAAATGCTCGGCGGAATAGAAGGAATTATGAATTTAGCTGCGGCGTCCGGAGAGGATTTAGCGTTAGTATCCGATATTGTAACAGACAGTCTTACGGCATTTGGGATGCAAGCGGACGAATCAGCCGAATTTGCGGACATACTAGCGGCGGCAGCGTCTAACTCCAACACGAACGTGGCAATGATGGGAGAAACGTTTAAGTACGCCGCGCCCGTTTTAGGATCGTTAGGATATTCGGCAGAAGACGCGGCGATAGCGACGGGGCTTATGGCTAACGCGGGAATTAAAGCAACTCAATCAGGTACGGCTTTAAGGACGATGTTTACAAATCTCGCAAACCCAACCGATAGCGTAGCTAAACAAATGGACGAACTTGGAATATCTATGACAGACAGCGAAGGTAATATGAAGTCAATGGACGAGGTATTACGCGATATCCGAGAAGGTTTTTCGGGATTAAGCGAGGATCAGAAGGCTCAAGCAGCGTCTACACTTTTTGGGAAACAAGCGATGTCAGGAGCGTTAGCGATTATTAACGCAAGCGAAGAAGAATATAACAGCTTAGCGGAGGCCGTAAAAAATTCTGATGGATCTGCCGAAGAAATGGCAGAAACTATGGAGGACAACTTACAAGGGTCTCTTACTGAATTAAAATCAGCACTAGAAGGGGCTGCGATATCGCTCGGAGAGGCGTTAGCACCTACTATAAAAGATGTAACGGAATATGTTAAACAGTTGGTCGATTGGTTTAATGGGTTAGATAAAGAAACAAAAGAAAACATCGCTAAATTTACAGCATTAGCTGCGGTCGCTGCGTTAGTGATAGGTCCTTTATTACTGCTAGTTGGGTTTATCCCGACTATTATTGCTGGTTTTAAAGCGTTAGGGGTTGTTATAGCAACAATTACGTCTCCGATCGGATTAGTTATAGCCGCTGTGGTTGCATTGGGGGTAGTAATATATAAATATTGGGACGAAATTAAAGAATTTACAATTAACACTTGGAACGCAATAAAAGAATTCTTTTCTGAACTATGGGCATCGATTAAAGAAAGAGTAGTAGAAAGCTGGGAATCTATTTCAGAATTTTTTGTAAATATATGGGAATCTATAACGGAGACAGCTTCTGAAGCTTGGAATGGTTTTGTAGATACGATTATGTCTGTGGTAGAACCAATCGCCGCAAAGATTAAAGAGGTATTCGACTCTGTGAAAGAGAATATTGAGAATATTTGGGAAGGGATTCGAGGGTTTTTTGAAAGTATTTGGGAGATTATTAAAAATGTATTCCTCGGTGCGCTTTTATTAATTGTTAATTTGGTTACGGGGGATTTCGAAGGATTAAAAGAAAATGCAAGGGCGATATGGGAAAATATCAAAGACGCTTTGAGTAATGCTTGGGAAAGCATTAAGAAAGTATTTTCCAACGCGCTGGAAGCGGTTAAAAAAATCGTATCTCAGTATTGGGATTGGATTAAAGAAAGTACAAGCAAAGCATTTAATAAAATTAAAGAGATATTATCAAACATATGGAACGGGATTAAGAACTTTTTTACCGAAACTTTAACTAGTATTTGGAATAATATCAAACAGAAGTTTTCAGACATGAAAAATAGTGTTAAAGATAAAGTAAAAGAGGTTAAGCAAACAATCAAAAATAATTGGAACAGTGCGGTCGAGTTTTTGAAAAATATTGACTTAATGCAAGTAGGTAAAGATATTATACAAGGTTTAATAGATGGTATAGGTTCGATGGCGAGGGCGGCTAAAAACAAAGCAAAAGAAATAGCAGGGGGAATAACAGGTGGTATAAAAAATCTTCTCAAAATTAGCTCCCCGTCAAAAGTATTAGCGGAAATAGGTCGGTGGACGGGCGAAGGTTTAGCGGAAGGTATTGCAAAAACGGCGTCAATAGTCGAACGGTCTTCAGACGTATTAGCGGACGCGGCAACACTTGAAGCTAAGGATATCGACATGAGTTACATTACACCGAACGGAATTCGAGGAACGTTATCAAGCGCGGTACGTGGTACGGTTGACGTAAATAGTCGCGATAGTGCGTTAGTAAATGCGATAGGATCGCTTGAAAAACGATTATCAAATTTAGAGGTCGTTATGGACGGACGCGAGGTCGGTCGTATAGTAGAGCCCCATGTAACAGAAAATCAAGATCGTAAAACTATTATAAGGAATAGCTTTCAACAATCGAAGGGAGGGAGATGGTGATTTTTGCTTAAAAGTAAACAAGGTTTATTTATTGATGGCGTAGATTTAGAAGAAAGGTTAACAGACGATAATAACTTTTTATACGATTATTTTATCGTAAATGATGTAAGAGGTCGGGGCATAATTGGGGAAGAAAATACCTTAACTGAAGTAACGGACATGGACGGCGCTCACGCGTCAACATCCCACACACCTGTTCGCCCTTTAGAAGTTGATATTACAGTTAAAAGCGATACAGAAAATGGCCTGCACAGGAAATTAGAAAGATTAGACGATATATTACGTAGAGGAACGGATTTACGTATCGAGTTTAGGGATGAAGAAGATCGTAGTTATTACGGACGGCTAGATGCAGTAGATGGAGTATTTCCGACAGACGTTGTTTATCAAGCTACTCTAACATTTATTTGTCCCGATCCATATAAATACGGATCAGAAAAGGAAGTGGATTTTGAAGATGACTCAACAGTAGTAGAAAACAACGGCACAGCAACAGCCAAGCCGATTTTTGAGCTGACGGCGAAAGAAAAAGCGACGTTTGCGATGATTGCGAACGGGGAAGAAGAGTACAATTTGATCGGGGAACCGGCGGAAGTGGACACAGAGGTGGTAGATACGCGTACGTTGCTACTTGAAGAGCGCGGACAAACGCTCGACACATGGACAGAATCTGGAACAGAGGTAGATGGTACGGTTGACGGAACACTCGGCACAGACAACGACGGCATTACTGTCCCGTC